GCTAAGAAGATGCCTGATAGCGACTATGTAAAGTTCAAGCAGTATCTGAATCAGGTAGCGGATAACCTAGAGCAGGCACCAATGTATAGGACAGTTGAACCTATTGAAGAAATGCGAGCTGCTTTTATTGCGAGGTCAAAGAAGCTTGCAGCGCACAAGAGTAGGATGGTAAGTAGTATAGATGCATGGGCTTCAGATCAGCCATCTGCTGACCTCTGGTATCATGGGGGTATTGGAGAAGTAGGCGAGTTAGAGCATGGCTTCTTTACCAAGGACATTAAACGAGCAGTGGACTATGCAACAGCGGCAGGCGATAAAGGAAAGGTTTATGTAGTGTCTGGCACTGAAGGTCTAAAACTTGCAGCACCTGGGGAAATGAGTATTGTTGGAAAGGTTAGTCCAGTAAAGGTGTTTGACGTCTGGGAAGGGTTTGATATTAGTAAGCTAAGAGCTATAAGTCCACGAGAGCAGTGGTGGGCTAAGAAAGAATCTGCTATGGCTAAAGCCCGTACTCAGTATGAACTTGACTTCACTGACTACAGCAATCGCAATATGGTAGATGCTGCTATGAGAATGGTATTTCCGTTCTGGACCTATGAGTGGCAGAGGTACTTCTGGCTACCCCGCACTTTCCTTCGCACCCCTGGAACTGCCACTGGTCTAGGTCGCTACATGGAATACTCTGACCAGGGCTACATTCCTGTACCCGGCACTAATATCCAGTTCAATCCTACTCGTGGTACTGTCTTCATGGGCGGCTTCAGGCGTATGATGCTCAGGGACTTCCCTGAATACTACGATGCTTTCCCTGGAATGGAAGTTATAGACTTTATTAGCAGAATGGGCTTCTACCCAGGTATCCATGTTATGCTTCCTATCATCACTACTGGTGCTCTGACTGGTAAACCTGAGTGGGGAGAAGTGCTACCAGCATGGTCTAAGACTGGTCTCAATGCTGCCAGAGCAATAGCACCAGAAGCAGCTGGTAAGGTCATAGACCATATCTTCCCTGACCGCTTCCGAGACTACCTGACCATGCTTCAGTTAGGTGATATGGGCTATGATGCTGACGAGATATGGAGAAAGAAAAAGCAGAATATCAAGCTAACTGAGGAGGAAGAGAAGCTGTGGCTGAAGGCTGAGAGCAAGGCTACAGGTCTAAAAGGCATTCTGTTTGAGCAGTCTGGAGTATTCAGGCTAAGACCCCCTGAATATACTAAGTTCCGCAAAGATATGCAGGAACTAATAGCAGAAATGACAGGAGTGCCTGTTGATGTTCAAGAAACTATCCAGCGGAGGTATCCTGTTACTGGCAAGAGGTTCTCTGACTACTACAAGCTGGACTCCTTGCAGCAGAAGATACTATACGAGCAGGAAGCTTATGAGCGCTGGCAGGGTATAACAACTCCTCTATACCCATCTGCATGGCAGCTGGAAGACATCAGGGTCAGGGACTACTATGAGAAGGTAGAATCCATCTATGACGACTACCGCCACGTAGGAGTCATTGACGAGCAAGGTAACCTTGTCAGCCCCAGCATTGACGCCCTTACTGCTCAGTGGAGGAGAGGAGAGATAGGTCCTGACCAGTGGACTTCTGCCAGAGGCGACTTGCTATCAGAGGCAGTAGCTGCTGCCAGAGAAATGGGCAAGAGAGACTACCCTGACGTACCTAAGACTTTAGAGGAGAGAGAAGCCAGATATGCAGAGCGAGGTATTACTGCTCCCACCTACTCTCCTGACCAAGAAATCATCTTCATGTACTACGACATAAAGCCTGAACTTCGCTGGGACTGGGAAGCAGGTAGAGACACCTACGACTTCGACTCCTACTATGCTAAGATAGATGCTATAGTAGAGACTCTGGAAGGTGAGTACAGACAGCGCTTCCTTGACCGCATACAGTATGAGTGGAATGATATGGAGAAGCTCTACTGGCAGGTAAGTAGGGAGTACCTGAGACCCTACAGGCTGGTTAGGAATCTGGTTCTAGACAAGTACACCGATGAGCAGCGTCATGCTATCCGCAGGTATGAGGTAGCAAGAGGAGCAGAACGGGACGCTATCCGCAGCATGATAGGACCTGAAGGAAAGAAACTAATTAGCCATTTCAATAGTCAGGTCAGGGAAGCAAGACAGCGGCTCAGAATGCTAGACCCTGAGCTAGATGCTTGGACTTACTTCTTTGGTGTAACAGACACTCTACTATCTAATGAGTCCAAGAAGCTCTATTCTGAACTGGAAAAACAATACCTGAAAGGAGGTGGATAAAAAATAAACATCTGACTATTTATTATAATTGACATTCCGTGCACAATGTGGTACTATATAGGAGGAGGGAAATAATGGTAACTGAACCAGCTAAATCTGGTGCTCCTAGCAGTGTAGAGGAACCGTCTGCACCTGCAGCTTCTGAGCCTACGTCCACTCCTGAATCTATAGCTGCTGCTAAGGTAGAAGTCAAGGACGGAAGACTGATAGTGGATGGCAAGAAGTATGTGGCTGAGTCGGACCTGATAGCTGCAAAGGAGAGTTTGAAGTCAGCTGCTGAGCAGGCTCAGGCAGCTCACAACGAGGCTATGGACAGAGCCAAGTTGGAACTGTCTGAATCCCAGGCGGCAATAGCTGCTGCAAACGCAAAGATTCAAGAACTAGAGAAGGCCCGTAGTTCGGGTGCTGTATCTGACGAGGATACAGCGAAGGTCAAGCAAGAATTAGAGGCTGCTATAAGCAGAGCAGAGGAGGCAGAGAGCCGTTCTCTCGAGCTGAGGCGGGCATATCTGGCATTACAGTATCAGATACCGCCTGAGCAACTAAAAGAAAAGAATATGGCACAGCTTGACTCTTTTGAAGAAGCCTTAAAGGCTCTAGCAACAGCTCGAGGAGGTGCAGGACCTTATGCTATCGGTGGAGGTGCAGGTGGTGATGCTCCTAAGACTGACATGGACAGAGCAAGAGCACTACTTGATGCTACTCCTGTCCGAGGCGTAAGAAATGCTCCTTCATCGACAACTTAGATAAAGGAGGAAAGCAATCATGGCTGATTCTGGTGGACACTGGAAGAATTTAGCTGAAGCACAGAAGCTTACACAGTCCCTGAAGATTCCGGGCGTCTTCGAAGAGGACATAAAAAGAAACAACCCTTTAGAAAGAATGCCTGTCGCTCAGGCAGCCCGAAGCGGACGCAAGATAGAGTGGTTAAGGGAGAAAACTACCACTGAGGACTCGGTTACTGAGGTAGATATCGGTGAGCAACTCTCCTGGGCTGAGGACGTGGAGTATGAAGAGAAGGAGGCGGAGCTCAAGAGGGTCTATATTCAGCGCAAACTTGACCACTTTGTTGAAGGCATCTACGGCACATATAATAACTATGAGGCTAGGATGCTGCTTGAGTCCGAGAAAGGTCTAAAGAGGCGACTTGGTGCAAGAATCGTCTATGCCGACTCCGCCTACACCAGCTCCAAGCAGTTTGATGGAATTCATGCTCTGGCTTATGAGCATGGCGCACCTTATACTGCTGGCTCCAGTAATGACCCGAAGAACATCGACAACGGAGATGCTGGTCTATCACTAGCATTCCTGAGACTCATGGTAGACGAGATGAAGCATGGCGTAGATGAAATTCTGGCACCTTACGAAATCATCCGCAGAATGGACGCAGCCTATCAGGAGAAAGGCTTTGCTGGTCTCGCATACGACACTGCCGGCACTATGGCTTTCTTGGCTATGGGCTACAACGAACTGGGCAAGAGGGTCTTGTTCTGGGATGGTATTCCTATCATCCGTACTGACTATCTGGTAGCCGAGGATGACGATACTGGCACCGGTTCTGATGGTGCTGCCAGATCACTATACTCCAGCGGTGATAAGGTCTATAGCATCTTCGGTCTCAAGTACGGCAACGTGATGAACATGGAACCTGGTATCACCTTTGCATATGGCGGTACTGAAGGTCAGGGCGACCTCTACAAGCTGGTGAGATTCCCTGAACTGGAAGACTACGATGCTGGCGGTATAAGGCTGGTTACCTACGGAGCCTTGCTGCTGGGGTCGAGCCTGTGCCTCGGAAGAATCTTCGACATTCAAGATGCTGCGATAACTGTCTAAATCCAGTACGCAGGAGAATAAAACTTTAAGTAAAGGAGAGGTAACAAATGGCTGTAAAATACTATAACCAGAATATACGCTTCTACAATGGGCGGTCTATAGTCCTCCCGCCTTTTGTAGAAAATCAGGTAGGATTCGGGAATCTTAGCCACCCTAACATAGCTGTACCTGATTCTTCCCAGTCTTACCCACTTGGCACAAAGTTCATCGACGGCGATAAGGTGTTTAAGTACTGCGCTTTCAAAGCTACTGTTAATCCTGACCTTGGTGCTAAGAATGGTCAACCTCAGGCGGTTGCCTATGTAACGGTAGCGGATAATACTGCGCAGTATGCCACCTCCCTGGTAGTTGATGTCGGGAGCAGTGATGGTATATCCGGAGATGGAGAGATAGCAGAGAATGCCCTAGCTGGGGGAGAAATTCTCATATTCGATGCTAGTGCATCTACAGGCAGCATCAAGCGGACTATTGTATCTAATACTGCTGTAGACTCCGGCGGCGGCGAGTGCACTATTACTGTCATTGACCCTATTCCTGTAGCTCTAGTTGGGGATACTGACCATGCTGAGATTATGGCAAGCCCATATAGTTATGTGAATACTGAAAACGAGAAGCCTGTAGTAGGCGTACCTGTACTCGCATACACTGATGGGCAGTATGGCTGGGTACAGACCTGGGGACCTTCCTGGGTTTCTCCTCAGGCAGAGGTCGGTGTTGGCAGTAATAACCGCATCTGTGTGTTCAGGCATGACGGCAGTATCGATGAGCTGGACTACTCTGACAGCTACAATAGTCAGGGGCAGATTGCTGGTTATGTTATGTCTATTCCACAGGCAGGTGCAGGCTCGCAGGCTGCTCCGTTCATATTCCTGACAATCAGCAACTAAGCAACCGTAGCAAGGAGGGTAACATATGCCTGATAGAAAGTATAAGTGCCCAAACAAGAGCTGCCCAGTGAACTTCCAAATTCATACCGGCAGTACGAAGAAATGCCCAAAGTGCGGAGCTAAGCTTGTTCCTGTTAAGTCAGAGCCTGAATCTGGATAACAAATCAATCATTGAGGAGGGAGAAGGGTTTGTTCCTCTCCCTCCTTAAATGAGTAAAGGGGGTATATCATGCCTTTGGCTGTTGAGAACCTGAACAAAAACTCATCTATAGAGCAAATCCGAGAAGCCATATCTGAGACTATCAGATACCTGATGAAGAATGAGGGCAAGACTCAGAAGGAGGCTGCTGGTCAGGCGTACGGTATGGCAAGAGAGAGAACGGGGAAGGACTTAGACTTCGGGAAATAGTTAAACCGAAAAAAGGAGGTTTAGAATGACCAAGGTTGCTATATCTACCCATAGGTTTATAGGAGCATCTACCGACACTAAGGATACAGGAGTCCCTATCGGCTCCACTTGGTACGAGTATGATACAGGAAAACTCTATATTACATATGACGGAGACAACTGGGCAGTTAAAGGAGACGGCGGCAGGGCTGGAGACAATGCTTTGTTCTCTACCGCTACTGGCGCTGCTGCTATCAGTAAGACCCTAGCTCCTGGGGCTAAGTTCCGGCTGCTCAGAATTGAACTTCATCTATCAGCAGCTCCAACTACATCCGAGAACTTCACCGTTGACCTTGATGCAGGTGATGGCGGTGCATATGACGTTAACTTGCACACTGAGGACTTATCTGCCGGTAGCATAACTGATTTACTTCTGACTTTTGGCGAAGGTTATGAGTATGAGGCAGACGACGAAATCGACATAGCGTACGACAATACTGACGAAGGTACATATGGACTCAGAATAGAGTACGAGCTGATTTAGGAAGTACCATGACTACAAAGATTCTAAGAAACGGATACGGAATTAGTAGGCTAGACCCAAAAGCCTGTATAGATAAAGCCACAAACTTGAATGCTCGAAGTTCTCTTAGCATGGTAGCAGAATCTAGAAGAAATGGAGTTCTAGCAGGCGATATTATTACCAGCGGGCTGGTACTGCATCTTCCTCTGTGGATGCTTAAGGGTAGCTCCATCGTATCCAGAGACATAAACAGTCATACCTGCTCAGTAACGGGAGCTTTGTGGAGTCCGCAGGGAAGGTACTTTGACGGGGTAAATGACTTCGTAGGATTGCCTGCATCCGCATCACTAGATGTAGCCGGGACTGACCAGGCTTTCACCTTCGAGGTTTGGGTGTACTTTGCTGATTACAGTCCGGACACTTATAGCATCCCTTTGGGACAATCAGACCTTTTCATCGGTAGAAAGAAAGCCAACGAGAAAGGTACGTTCTCCATCTATCATGCAGCGGGTGATAGCATATATCTTGAATCGAATCAGTCTCTTTCTAATGAGCAATGGTATCATCTGACTGGGACACGGGACACAAGTGCAGACTGCCGAATCTACGTCAACGGCTCGCTGGACTGCACACCAATCAACTACGCCAAAGACCCTACCGGTGGAGAAAGGCCCAAATACCTCGGCAGTGAAGGCGGGACTGATTACCGAACAAAGGGCTATATTGGCGAGGCTAGAGTATATAGCTTAGCATTAACCCCTCAGGAAGTCCAGCATAACTACTTGGCTACCAAGTGGAGGTATCGTTAATGAAATATCGAGTAAGACTGGACTTGAGTTTTGCCAGTGAGAGTGATGCGCAGACATTGATGGCCTGTGCCAGAGGATTGAGTGGGCAGGCAGTCAGCATCAATGAGGGGCAGCCAAATGAGGAAATACCGCGACTGGACTTTCATAAGTGCTACCATGATGAGTCTGTGCCTAAGCCATGTGAAGTCATTGAGGAACTGAGGATTAAAAAGTTAAAGGAGTAGATTGTGAGGACTATCCATGCCGACCTGCTTGCAGCTCAGAATGCTGCCAGTAATACCCCCTACATACATCTAGTATTCACCAGCAAGGATGGGGGAACTACCTATGACTATTCATCCGACAAGGCTGGTCGGCGAATACTGTCCATAGACCATCAAGAGGAGCCTTACAACGAGTATGCATCTATTATCCTCAGAAACAACGACAGAACTATACCCAACCTGAAGGGCTACTGGACTGAGATAGGCTATGGCTACATCTGTGCTGGAGATACTCCTCGCTACTCCCAAACTTCCCGCCTCTGGGTGAAGCATCAGCAGGACATATCTGCTCAGGGTAAGATAGTTACTCTACTGGAGCTGGAAGGTATGTGGGCTAAGGCTCGTGAGATGCCTATCAGAATAGGTAATCCTCCATTCTACATGGACGAGAATAATACCCTATCTAACTCCACTCCCTACAGCATTATAAGTACTATTGCTGGTGAGATTGGTATGACTGTAGCTGCACTAGAAGAGGACGACGGCATCATGGGAAGTCTTAATATTCCTAATATGCTAATAAATATGCAGCCGTTTGAGTCAGCTGCTGGTGTACTTTACCGTCTTATAAGCATCACTAAATCTTATCTGCGTTCCAAGAGCGGTCTTGAGTTTGAGGTTAAATATCCTCAAGCATCTGACCCTGTGGATATTACTTACTACTCCAATCAGTCTCCTTACTTCTACGAATACATGGAGCGTAGGAATGTGCTGATTCCTAATCATGTCTACTGCTTTGCTAATGAAGGCGATGATGGTCTTTACAGTAACATCATAGTTGGGGAGGCTAGTAGTGCTGATGAGATTGCTCTCTATGATGATATTGTAAAGATAATTGTCGCAGCTAGCATCACTAATCAGGCCGATGCAGACAACCGAGCAGCAGCTGTTCTGGCTAGGGCTGAGGCAGAAGTACTGGCTGGCAGAATGTATGCGCCGCATGACTGCAGGCTAGAACTGTACGACAGAATACAAATCGATGATAGGCGATAGGAGACTATAGTGGCACTCGAGTTTATCTGCTCTGCTAATGACAGAGATGTTATCCAGCCTGGGAGTCCAGGCAGCTGGACAAGTGCCCATGATGGCGCAGGTAATCGTTTCTTGGACTGGAGCAACTATATTAGCACTCAGTACAAGGTAACTACCTTTGGTGATTATCAGCTTGTAAGGGCATGGCTGGACTTCGACCTGACAGACCTGCCATCTGGGTGGACTAGCATCTATAATGTAGTGAAGCTAAAACTATATATTGAGGACTGGTATGACTATACTCATGGCAGTACTGGAGATTTAGTAGTAGTCCAAGGAGTCCAGCATCTTCCAGTCCAAGTGAGCGACTACGGAGCACAAGTATCATATGTTACACCTGGAGGTACTTTTGATGCTGATGATTTCTCTGGCGCAGGCTGGTACTACATAACTCTTAATGATACTGGCAAAGGGTGGATTACAGCAGGTCAAACTTTCAAACTCTGCCTCAGGTCTAGAGGCGATGTCAACGACAGCCCTGTATTAGGCGACTTCATGCACAGGCCTTTTATATGGTCTAGGGATGCTGACATTAACAAGGCTGCTAGGCTAGTGTTTGAGACTGTATATCCTATAGACGGAGACTCTCTCACTAGAGTAACTGGTATTCGCCACATCTACCGTCCTGGACTATTCAGAATGCAGGTGAGTCTTGGGGATGTCAGCAACACTGTTGAGATAGCAGAGCATAAGGTAAGGAAGGAACTGGAGATACCAGAACAGCAGACACCTGAACCAAAAGTTCCGCCAGAATGGCCTGAGCCAGCTCCGCCAGCTCCGAAACCTGTACCCAAGCCTGAGCCACCCAGCTACTGGGGTGTAGGTCCTGTCAGTGAGATACCTGGCATAGGCGAGTATAGAGAAAAAGCACTACGGAGAGAACAAGAGCCTGAATATGAGCAGATTCCTGGACTGCCTCCTTCTATGCGCAGGGAGGTAGAGAAGCCTTCCTTGTGGAGTAGGATAACTCCCTGGAAGGAGGAGTCCGGAGAGACTTTTGGCAGCGAGATAGCTGAAAGGTTTGAAGTGTTAAGGAAACTGTTTGGAGGTCTGTTTGGCGGGAAGTAACATAGTTGGAGGATACATCAGTGGGACGTGAGAAGACCGGAAGACCAATAGACACTCCAATAGGCAGTGGGCTAGCTGTTACTGGGCAGGACTTTGAGCAGAGAAAAGCAGTATTCCCGCCCAGCTTCATAGACGAGTTAGTACTAAAAGGAGGTGATGAGTACGTGAAGGCAGATGACTTAAAAGTTCTCATAAGTGCTATCGTCGAGCGCTTAGAGCCTGTGCTGAGAAATATAGAAACTCATCTTGCACTAGGTAGCGACGAAGAACTAGGAAAGGAGGAATCGCAGTAATGGAGATATTTGGATGGGGAAGAAAGAACACGGCGGATGTCAACTCTAGCGGACAGTTGCTTACAGCGGCTATGTCCTTTGCTGAAGACCATGAGGCAGCGATAGATGGTGAGGCATATACTATGGACATAGATGCTGTGGGAGTAAACGGCTCAGAGCATCTCTGTGTTATCAAGAACAATCACAGCACCAAGAACCTTATCATCACCTCGATACTACTATGGGTGGCAACCTTTAAGGATACCACTTTCCTTGAGGCGAGGCTGAACGAGACCTTTACCTATGCTGCTGGCGGAACTGCCGTAGTACCTGCGAACCTGAAGTCAGGGAAGGTAGGCGGAGCACAAGGAGACTTCTATACCATAGCATCTCCTGGTACTGACATAACTACCTTTGGCGGAACAGCAGTCATAGCTGGCAGATGCATCTTCACCACTACACCTTACAAGTGGACAAAGACAAGCAACTGGATAGTGCCTCCCAATCATGTGTTCTCGCTTTTTAATGACTCCAATGATAATACTTACTATGGCTATATCTCATTCTACTATCACGAATAGGAAGTTAACTGATGTGGGCTGTTAAGTTAGTAGGCGCACTAGAAAAGGTTGTCGAGCAGTTTGCCACACCTTTTGGCTATGCTCTGTCTGTGCTCAACTATAGGCAGAAGTATGGTATGTGGAGGTCTGTTAGCTGGTCTGGCACACAGGTGGCAAAGACTGCTATTGCTACTCCTGTCAGTGGAGGCTCTATAGAGGTAACTGACATATTCTTCATGGCTAATAAGGTATCTGGTGGAACAGTAACGATTACCTTTGAGGATGGAAGTCATACAGAGACGCTGGCAACACTTATCCTAACTAATGAAGCTGTAAGAATGAGCCATCAAGTGCAGGGCAGAATGCAAGGCTGGCGAGACGCAGCACTCTACTACACAGTAGCTGGTGCTAACTCTACGGGGGCTATAACTGTAGGCTATGTCAAGCACAGTAAGGCGCACTCGGAGGACTACAGCGTCTGGAATGGAAGGAGATAAAATATGGCAACTAGAGGAGTACCCAAGAGAGATGGCAGTGGCAGGGGCGTGAGGGCTAATAGAGGCAGAGGCGGCTGTGCTACTACGAGGAGGATAGGCAGGGGCAGCAACAGGAGGTAATTTATGAGCAAGACAAGATTGCAAATGCGGGCTGACATTAAGACAGACATCAGGACTACAGATGAGATAACTGATGCTGAGCTGAACAGGGCTATTGAGAGGGCGGTATCTGACCTTAGCCGCTTCCTGCCTAGGGAGAAGACCTACGAGGAAAGCCTACAGTTTGATGTAGTAGACGAGTCAGTTATCATGCCTGCTGACACCAGCTTAGATGCCATCGTCGCTGACGAGGACATATCGTCCTTTGAGGCTGGCAGCACCTGTACTATTGGCGGACAGCCTGACGTACCCAGACCACTTGTAGTAACCCTGACTGATAGCGATAACTCTATAACTGGAATGACTATTGATATTGTAGGTACTGATGAAGATGACATAGCATTATCGGAGACATTCAGCTACATCAAAGGTGATAGCAAGACCATCACAGGAAAGAAGTACTTCAAGAATGTCTACTCAGTTACTGCCACGCAGATAGCCGGTGCTGGTGCGTCAGATGTACTGGATGTAGGCTATGGTGCTTATACCACTGTCTGGGTCAGAATGGCTAACAGACCTATCAAGTGGGGGAGTGAGAAGAATGTTACTGACGCAGACTCTAATACTCTCACCCGTAATACTGACTTCTACATCGACTACATAGGAGGCAAGATTAAGGCTATAAGCGGCGGAGATATAGCAGCCTCAGATACTGTAACTATCTCATACACCAGAGGGCAGTTGTGGCTGGATATATCTGACCTAGCTGACATCATTAGAGTTGACAGAGTTGAGTATCCTGTAGGCAATATACCTCAGTCTTTTGTTCAGCATGATATCTGGGGAAGCATACTGTCAATATCTGGCGGCGCAGAGCAGGAAGAGCAGAGCAGTATGGCAAAGAACAATCATGTTAGAGTATATTATTCTGCCGAGCATCAGCCTCCTACTGAGTACTCTCCTGGCTCTGTACCTGGGTTCTTGGAGAACACTGTTATTCTTGCTGCTAGCGCTTATGCTCTGTTCACTTATGCTATGAAGCAGGAGATAGCTGCTGAGACTAATCTAACTACTGCAGTTACCAGACTGACTAGTGCTAGCACCGCTCATACCAACCTGGATACGGCACTAACCAATATCAAGAAGTACCTTGACAATAACAGTGATGCAGATGCTGCCGGTATACTACAGGACATCACTGATGATATTGATAGTCTCAGAACTGCCATAGCTACCGCCGCAGATGCTGCCAACGCCTATCTGGATTCAGTAGATACTGACATCACCAATGCTGATGGTGTGAGGGCTGATTACATTGATACCACTGACTATGTTGATGGCGGCAGTGAACCTGATATTAAGACCTATTTAGAATCAGGCGATGCTCTACTAAACACTGTGGCAGTAGGTGGTGAGAGTACGGAGGTATCAGAGTCCTACCGTAGATATGCTGATACTGTTAAGTCTGCTCTGGTAGGCTCATTTGAGAATGACAGAGCTATGTACTTACAAAATGCTACCGCCAGAACCAATGCTGCTCTGGCATATGTACAGGAGGCAGCACAAAGGCTCAGTAATGTCCGTAGCTATATTGAGCAGTCTGCTGGATATGCTACCATATCTAATCTGTTTGCTAGAGAAGCAGAGGCTAGACTAAGCAAAATCAATGCTCATCTCCGAGCTGCCAGCACTTATGTCGAGGCTGCTGCTGGCTGTATGACTATGGCAGACAGGTTCAGAACTGAGGCTATAGAGCGCAGGAATGAGGCGTGGAGTATATGGCGCGATAGAACACAGTACATAGGCGACTACACTCAGAGCTCAGCAAAACAACTACCGAGATATAGCAATGCTTAATCCTCCATTCTACGATAGCATAGAGGAGTATCATATGAACTGGAAGAAGAGGTTTCCGCTATCCTTCATAAAGCATAGTAGAGACAAGGAAGGGGACTTTGGAATCAGAGTGCTAATACACATACCTATAGGACTACTGATAGGTCTGACCTTCCCGTTGAGCATACCTCTGGTCAAGTTATTTATCAGGTATGAAGAGAACGAGGACATACATACTAAAGACCAGGCATGGAAAGATTACTTTGGTGCTATGGTAGGATGCAGCATAGGCATTTTGGCAGTTGTGGCGTCCGTGCTATGTGCGGTATTATAGCCTGTCCATAGGACAGGGCTCCTCCGCTTGCGGAGGGTGGGAATTAGTTGCCAACCTACCCTCCGCTCACTTATAAGTCCAGTAATACTCTGTAACCCACCTACCTGAATACTCTGGGGGCGCTGCATCTTCTATACTATCCTTCACAGTTGTCTTCCATCTACGATACTCTGGCGATTCCTGCCAGTATACCCTTTCTCTAACTTCCATACGGGATAATGGTAATGGTTCACTATGCCCATACTGGGGCTGATTTGTCATTGTAGGGCTTGTGGCGGGCACGGAATCTGGTGATTTGGGTGCATCCTGCTGATTATACACTATCAGTAATAGGCAGGCTATGATGATGGTAAGTAGTATCTTCATCACTCTACCAGTCAACCTCATAGTGGTTGTCTGCGATATCTGCGTCTGGTACTATCCACTCTCCACAGAATCCTAAGGTATAACCACCTTTTTGTTCTGGGCATATTCCAAGGAATTCGCACGCCTCTCTCAATCTATTATAATCGCCGTAGCTAACACGAATCTTCTTAGGATATGTGGTAGGCGGTAGCTGCTTCATAGCTTCCTCTAGGATTTCTAGTGTTAGTTCATCTCCTTTGTTGCTCATGCCCTATTCCCACCTTATAGTCTTCTTTACTTCAAACGGAATCCTGAATCCCGGTATCATCTCTAGCTCTTCTTTGGGCAGCTCTATATCTCCATCGAATGTAATTGAGTCATGTACTGTTATAGCCATGATGGGAGGACCTAGACCTTTCCTAGCACACATGATAAGTGCCCTCTTGATAACCTCTCCGTCACTGCCAAGGATAGGATAGTTCACAGCCTTCCTCTCCATCGCATCCCTGTTCAACTTACCCCATCTGTTGAACTCTTCTGGTATCCTTATCCTTCTACCAAACAGCGTAGGTTCTGACCAGCCGGTACGGACACCTTCTATCTGTACCGACTTGACCCAGTCTGCTACTCCCTTATACGTCCTGAACCAATCATCCAGCAGCTTACTACATATCCTTATGTCTTTTATCTTTGCCTCATCTCTAATGGTCTTGGCGGTAGCGCCGTATGCTACTGCAAAGTTTAGTGTCTTTGCCAGTTTCCTTGGTACTCCCATCTTGTCAGCAGTGTGTTGATGAATATCAGCCTTCCTTGGGTCAGGGTCTCTAAGGACTCTGAGCATATCCCTATCCTGTGCTCTTTCAGCTAGCAGGTACAAGTGCTCACGACTATAGTCTCCAGTAGTCCACACTCCATTATCTGGCATGAACATACGCCTTGCCTCAAGAGGTATATTCTGGATATTCCTATTCCTGCTGTTTATCCTGCCAACTACTGTATCCAGATAATACTCTGTGTAGAAATGGTCTTGGTCTTTGAGCGGCTCTAGATATGTATTGAGGAACTTCGACTTCTTCCTATATCCAAGTATGGCAGCTGCCAGCGGGTCATCCAGAAACTCTAAGTCTGCCTCTCTAGTGGACAGCTGCTTCTTGCTTCTGGTCATTGGTAGAAAGTTACCTCTCTTACCTAATATATATCCTACCTGCTGGGCGGAGCCCGGCTTCTCTATTCCTCCTGCCTGCACCTGCCTACGGTAGAACTCCACTTCATCCTCATATCTGCATTGTAAGTCTGCTCTCGCCTGCTGGTCAATAGCCAGTCCTCTCAGGCTAAGGTCTATCAGTATGGGTATGACTGCCATCTCTACCTGAAAGTACTCGGCATACTGACTCTGTATCTGTGGAAGGTAGCTGAGGTACAGCTCATATGTGGCTCTGGCATCTCTCTGGCACTTGCTAGCCAACTCCATAGGGTCAACATCTAGCATGGTCTTGCCAGACCCCAGCATATCTCTGGCAGAAGTAACACTATATCCCAGATTTAGTTCATTGGCAGCCAGAGTTGGCAGATCTGTCTCTATCCTGCCCAGAAGCCTAGCTGCTACATTAGTATCCCAGATGTTACTTCTATCAAGTCCCTTAAGGTGCGGTATCATAGGCAGCACACCCATATCGAATAGTATGTTGTGTGCTATCTTGCATACCTGGGGATTGAACATTATAGGCTTCAGCAGCTCTAACTCTCTCGGAGGCTCAGGGTAAACTTGAAAGTAAAATGCCTCATCTGGTGAGAATGCAATAGCAAATCCCAAAGGCATCCGTTCTTTGATGCTTACCGTCTCTACATCTACTGCTACAGCAGCAGGTGGGTGATTGATAAAGTACTGGAACCTTTCTTTAGCTTCGCCACTTCCGTAGTAAAATACACTCATAGCTTGTCTGCTCCTACTGGCTTCTGCATTATGACTATGTCTTCCACGTCCACTACCTTATCCCCTCTTGCTCTCATAAATGATGTGTACGCTGCTCCTGGAGGCTTCCACTTAAACCAGTCCTTCTGTTCAAATCCTATATCAAGACAATCATCTCTTGCTTGACCACTGAAGTCTACTTCCTTACCCTGCTCGATATGGTTCTTGATTATAATGGTAAGAGTACCTCCATCTGGCAGGGAGTCATAGCACTTCTTATATACTTTTGACATCTCCTGCCTGTATATGAAGTCATTGAGATTGCCTATGTTCATAGGGTCTTTAGAGTAGAATAGCAGACCTTCTCCGACCTTCTCAACAGACAACTTATCCAGACTCTTCTTCTTCAGTATATTACCATAAGGGGGAGAGAATATGATATGGTCTACTGGTACAGGCATAACCAGTCTACAATCAGATGGAATAAACACTATCTGGTTAGATGCTCCTGGTGCTATCTCATCCATACACTGGATACCTTGCTGGATAATCCGCTGGTACTCTTTCTCTATCTCCATGCACATTACTCTTCTACCCACTAGGGCCGCCACCAGTATGCTACCAGTACCGGACATCGGGTCTAATATAAGTTGCTCTGGTTCAGACACATACTCCACACAAGCCTGTAGCATATACAGGTTGGCTTTTGCTGGATGGTCTGAGAGGTTAAGAAACGGGAATAGTCTTTTCCTGTAATCGGCATCTGGCGGGAACTTGTACCATCCTTCATCCGTAATATCATATCCTGATGCGAACTCCTTAGTCATCTCTTATCCTTTCTGCCATGCTTGTATCCATGTATCATCCAGGCTATGAGCAGAGGTCTTACCATAGCTAGAAACCAGTCGGTGTGCTCCTCTGCTAGTTGCATTGGCGTCTTCTTAGGCTTAGTCATCTTGATGTTCCTCCATGAATGCTCTGATTCCTTTACACTGGTAATCGAGGTCTACGTACTTGCTATCAAACAGGGCTATATTACCTCTGGGTGCCTTAATAACCATCTGCACTTTTACCTCAGCCTGATAGCCGCTACTGTTCCAGTCTGCGAAGGTTAGCAACAAGTCTCTGCCTACATCTTCTAATTCTATCATATCTCCCTTCCTAATGCTGTTAGTATTTTTTCTGCCGTCTTCTTACCTATGCCCTCCACTGCCGCTACCTCACTCAGGTCAGCTGTAGCTAAGTCCAGTATATTGCAGAAGCGTTCTGCCAGCGCAGCCGACCTCTTTCCTCCTATACCTAACTTGTAAGCATTGGATAGGAACAGCAGAGACTTCAGGAATGGCTCAGCCTTCTTAATATGTATCCGAGGTACTATTACTCTCTGCAAAGTAACGTGCTCTTCTGGTGGCTTCTGCTCGTTGCGGTAGATGGCTGATAGCAGCTTGGCTGTGCCTATCCAGTTGGTAGTATAGTACGTGATAACTCCAGCCTTTGCTAGCCTGTGAGTCCATGCATACAGCAGAGAGTCGTTTATGTGAGAGAAGCCATGACCACTCTCTATGTATCCTCCTGGTTCTACCTTGTAGCAGAATAGCCTGCTGCCGAGGTCTCTGGTGCTGATACCAAGCCTGTCATGGACATCTACAGGAACAGTTGCTCCTCTCATCTTCAGCTTATCTGGACTGATAATACCTTCTACTATCTGATAGTTCTCATCTGCATTACGGTAGTAGTCGGCAATCTGGTCTTCTGCCTCATCAATATTACCTACCAGTTCTCCAGCCTGCTTCCTAGAAAACTGTAGTGTCTTGCCGTCATAACTGCTGAAATAGTAGTCAGACATATGGAGTAGATTGAGGTTAGTTACAGTAACTGGAACAGACTGTTTGAGAAGACGGACTATGTTATCAGGCTCATTACTGTCTACTAAGAGAGTCATATCTACTCCTTTGGCTTTTCTATTTCTACTGGTATCTCCTCCTCCTCATCCACATCAGGCTGGGGTGCTATGTCCCTGGCTACCATCTTGTCAAGCCTTGCATTTCTTGACTGCATATCATCTAGAGGAGTACCGGGCGGTAGTGTTCCTCTAGGCGGCTGCTTGGGCTTACGGTCAACTGTAGGAATAGGAGGAGTGCTAATAGAAGTTATGTCAGGTTCCTTCTCCACTTCAGCAAATGCTGCTCTGGCGGGGGATACCTCAGCAGATGCAGGCGCAGCCACCTCCTCAGCTAATGCTCCCGACTCTACCATTTTGGACTCCTGAGTCCTCAGCTTCTCTATCTCCTCCTTTAGCCTCTTAATCTCATCCTCCCTCTCATCAGCCTGCTTTATCTGCTCCTCAGTAGCCTCAGCAACATTACTGCCATCTTTCTCAATATCTACTGCTACTAGACTATCTGGCGGCACATACTCAATAGGAATAGCTACTCCAGGCTTGCGAGGATGAGGTACTGAAGGATACATGGGGATTATAATTCTCTCTGGGTCTTCATTCTGGCAGTGGAACAAGTAGCTGATGATATATCCTGCCAGTATGTAGTTAGCATCCCTCTTTTCCATGTCTATTGACTTGTTACCTTTGTTGATTCTCATATTACCTCCTTTATTTTAGCATTTTGCCTGCTAGGTTCTCTGTCCTAGGTATCCACTGGTACTTGACATCTATATTTTCTGTCATCTGCCATACCTGCTGAGCCAGCTTCCTTAGCCTGTCGTTGCCAATATGGTACTGGCGGCTGAGCTGCTTAACCACTACCTCATTGTCAGAACACACCAGTACCGGCGGAGGTAGCGGTCTGCGAGTTTCCTGAGACGGAGTTGCTGTCTTAAAGAACTCCCCCTCACCAGACTTCTCGGCTGCGTCCACTGACTCCCTGGTCATGTCGTACTGTCTGGAATCTAGCTCTTTGTTCCATTTGAGAAAGTACTCATCCAATCCATAGATGATGGCTAGATACTCTGCTTCCATGCTGGTATGACCTACTGGGAGTTCCTGATAATCGCTACCACCACCATCTAGGCAGTAGGCTACACATCTAGGATTGGCATCTACAAACAGCTTAGGCATTAGTTCTGCCTCCCTCTAGAGGACGCCATCTCTCTAATCAGTTCATCTGCTAGGTCAGCTGCCCTGTCTATCAGCTTCTCCTGCGCTCTGGCTATCCTCTCCTTTAGTATCTGTATGTGTCTCCTCATCTGATTCAGCTTGACTGGAGTTACAGTTGTATCTGTATCTGCATAAGCATAAACTACCAAAGTGTACTCCTGTCCGCAGTGTCGGCAGTACTTAGTTCTGGTTGATAGTGTACCTCCCCAGCCTGATATTGCAGGGTGAGCTGGCTTACCGCAGTAGGGGCACTTGATAGCTGGCATAAAGTTTAGGTCTGGCTTAGGCATTACTACCTCCTTTCTGAATACGCGACATGAGGAGTTGAACCTCTATGTCTAAGCGTTCTGACAGAACTGGTATTTCAAGCTTACGTCTCTCAGCTTCATCAGTAAGGTTATCATATATGCTAGGTAAATAGTCCTCAAGAGTAGCACTCCATGCTTGGTCGCATTCTTGGTCAAACGCCATCATAGCACCTTCCGCAGTTGGACCTGTACAGGTAGCATAAAATACCGAGTTGCGTATTCGTCTTGCCTCAGCACGTCTTTGCAATAACCTGATAGCGTTTAGCAAGTGGGAGTCTTCCATATCACAGATTCTCAATATATTACCATCTTTAGTTTTCCATAATTTTGTCTGCTTCCTATGAGGCATTGGCTTTTACCCACCTCCTTTCTGACTTCCTATCATCATATTCTTTAAGTTGATAATGCCCTCGTAGGTAGCTGGAACTTCTAACCCGACCGCATTCAGTCCCATACCTTCTATTCCGCATTTAGTAATCTTGGCTACTACTGACTTCTGCTCTACCCCCTGTACTGTCTGGGTCTTAATAGAAGTCCATACTACTAAGTCTACTAGCTTGACCGTCTCCTTGAACCCATCAAGTATGGTCTTGCCGGTCTTACCTTCTACCACATTGCCTCTGCCATCCGGTACTGTACCATACTCATCTGTAGGATAATGGATTAGTATAAGGTTCTTACCAAATGACCTTGCAGTGTGTAGTAGCGCTCTCATCCTATCATTGGCAGGTCCATACTCGATAGGCTGCAGGCGTTCACGATAGTCATTCTCATCCCAGGGCTGGTTGGGCTTCTCCTTCTTGTGTTTAGCAAACTGTATTTCCTGTAGTTCTTGTAGTCTACCATTATGGCATACGTTCCAGAGGAGAGTGGAGGAATCCAGTACGATGGTCTTAACAGCTGCATCTTGGCAGGCTTCCACAAAGTCAGTTACTATGCTCTGCCACAACTCCTTCATGCCAGTAACCTTCTTGGGAATCTCTATCCTCGTGGATACGTTCTGCTGACCCATTAGTTTGTTCATCTGAATAGGTCTAGGATAGCTCTTGGATACAGTGTCTGTAGTGTCCAGTCTCCATATAGCTCTCCTGTAGCCTCCCACGTCTATATCGAAGTGGCGGAGTGGCTTGGGGAAGGTCAGCGCCATAGTTGTCTTACCTGTACCTTCATCTCCACATATTGCTGTAATTCCTATAAAATCATCCACTGATGTCTCCTTATCTTTTTACTCTTGTTTGGGAATATCTATGCCTTTTGACCTGCAGATAGTCTCACAGACCAGCTTATATCTGCACCAGCGGCATTCCCAACTATAACAGTTAACAAATGGATTGGGGGGCTCACCTGTATCTAGTGCTGTGTCTAGCACAGACTTGTGAGCAGTTATATTCTTCCAGTTCTCTTCCAGCTCTGCCTCATCAAAGATAAAGGTGTCAGCATATATAGCTGGGAATGGAGGTGAGTAGTCTCCCATAAGGTATAGTACTATTAGGTCATACTGATTAGTGTTTCTAATATAGCATCCTCCTTTCATATAATCTAGCCAGGTGGCAGGTAAGGACTCGTCTATATAGTGGTCTCTGGCTGACCTGCGAGTAGTCTTTAGCTCCACTAGGTTAGTTTCCACAAAGACCATATCAGGTCTGTAGATGATACCGTTTTGCTGATATACTGGAGTATCAGCATTCTTGGGAGTCAGCACATCCTGTAGCCCATAGCCCAAAGCAAACAACATTACCTCCTGCTCGGTTGGTTCTATTGTCTGCTTCTGGTCTAGGAACGCTTTGGTGCGACAGTATACGTAACTGCTCAGGTGATTGGGTTCTCTGACTTCCTTTATCTGGTACTGGTCAGCAAGGTGGTTAAGTATCCTGCGTTTTAACTCTGGGTTATCAAGCCTTTTCATTCCTGCTCCTTTCGTTTGTCCTGCAGAGCTACTTCCTCTTCTGTCAGCCTGCACTTCTCAATTGGTTCACCTTGGTTCATTCCTTCAAAACCAATTCTTGGTTGCTTCTCCCCTATTTTCCCACTTGACCATTCTGCCCTCTGCCATAGCTCTAGCTATCTTTTCTCTCAGTTCCACCAGTTACCTCCTTAGCCTCATCAGCCAGATTTTCTCTGGGACTGGGGAAGCTACTGGACTGATTCTGATGCAATCTCGCAGTCTTCACTAACTCCTCGCTTACCCCAGTCCCTTTGCCTGAGCCTACTTTGCAGGGGTAGCATCCTGCTGTAGCACATTCCCTCGGCTCAGGCTTCCTGCCAGCTAGTAGCGTCATTCTTTAGCTACCTTACTAACACTCCCTTAACCCTTGATGAAAGACTCAGCTTCAGCCTTTCGGGTAGCTGGCAGGCTTGCTGGCTCGGCGAACTTCCCTACTGTGCAGGTCATTTTTCAACCTGTAAACTCCGATGGGTTTGAGTGTAGACACCAGCAAGCTATTCAGTTGTTAACGACCTCCTTATACCTTATGGTATACTTCCTGCTCATCCTTGGTGAACTTCCCTGCCGCTACCATAGTATTGGCAAAGGAGTCAGGTGCTGACACTGGCTTGGATATAGCCTGAAGCAAGGCAGCATCTCCTCTTATCTGAGGGTCGGCAAGTGCAGCAGCATTGAACTCGGCTAAGGTCTTGCCATCTAGCAGTTCCATAGCCTTGTCCATAGGCGACATACCCTGACCTCCGGCTACGCCTATGCCCTCAATGGAGTAGATTGTCCAGCATGGTCTTTCCACGTCCTTGTCCGCTCTGCCATCATATAGCAGTGGCTTTGCCGGTCTGCCTTCCTCTCCATCACACATGACATAGCCTATCCTTTTGCCGATACACTGCCTTATGTCCATTCTGTCTTTGGGCTTGACATAGGCAGGATTGGCGGGGTCAAGCTGCTCCGCTGTATACTGCTGGTCAGCTACATTATTGAAGCCGACTTCTTTCTGACCGGGAGGTCCTTCTGACAGGATTCCCCACATGGACTTTTTTCTGTTGGATAGAGTCATTGATATAGTGTAGATGGGGAACTGGTAAGGCTCTACTGCCTCAATCACCTCAATATCCTTGTTGTTGAGGGTTACTCTGGTGGAGTGTCTGGCTGATTCACCTTCTCCATAGGTCTGTACTTCCGTAGGCATACTGTCTAAGATACCAGTAAACCTCCGCAGTGGACCTATGTCTGAGTCAATTAAACCTCTGGTTGTTACTGCTCTTTCCTCTGTCAATTCTGTTTATCCTCCTTTTATTGTAGTAACTTGATGATGATAATTGGTACTGCGATTAGTGCTATCAGG